TTTTTATACATTATTAATTTGGAAAAAACCAAACGCAATTCCTTTAGGTAATGCTCATAGACCAGATATAGAATATTTATTGTTATTTAAAAAAAATGCAATTTGGAACAATGGTTTGCAAGGTGTAAATTATTCAAGGTGCTTGGAGTATGGTCGAGAAAAAGGATTGCATCCAACAATGAAACCAATTGAATTAATTGTAAATGAAATAAAAATCAGTAGTCATGAAAAATCTATAGTTGTTGATTTTTTTGGCGGAAGTGGATCAACTCTGATTGCTTGTGAACAAACAAAAAGAAATTGCTATATGATGGAATTAGATCGAAAGTATTGCGATGTTATTGTAAAACGTTGGGAAGATTACACAGGATTAAAAGCTGAACGGATTGAATAGGGGGTGAGATTATGGCAGAAAAAAAACTAGATGCGGCGCTAATTGAAAAAGCGCACAAATTAGTAAGTGAAGGTCATTATGCTATTGTTGTTTGTGCTTATTTAGGGATAGCGGAAACAAGTTTCTATAGTTGGATGCGTAAAGCTAAAGAAGATATAGAAGCAGGGAAAAATTCTATATACGTGCAGTTTTTGCAGTCTATTAAAGAAGCAGAAGCCAAAGCGGAAATGAGACACCTTCAAACGATAGCGAAAGCGGCTACAGAAGGCAATTGGCAAGCGTCTGCATGGTTTTTGAAAACGAAGCACCGCGATAGATGGAGCGAGCGACAAGAAGTGACTTTGCAAGGTGATGCTGATAAGCCGATAAAGGTCGAATTGCAATGGGAGTAGAACATATTAAACTGTATAAACCCCATAGCGGGCAAAAGCAATTTCACGAATCGCCAGATATAAACAAGCGCACGCGTTTTCGGATTGCTTGTTGTGGTCGCCGCTTCGGAAAGACGATGGCGTGTGCGAATGAGATCATTCAGCACGCCTTTTTAATTCCGAAATCTGTGAATTGGTGGGTAGCACCGACTTATCAACAATCAATGCTTGCTTATCGACTGATTGAAAACGCGATTCAAAAAACTGGATTTGTTATTGAGAATCAAAAAAGTGAAAAGCGAATAATGCTTAAAAATAATTCAATTATTATGTTTAAGTCTGCGGATAATTTTAATGCGTTGCGCGGTGAAGGTGTAGACTTTGTTGTAATTGATGAAGCAGCAACAATTCAACGCGAAGCATGGGAACAAGCAATAAGACCTACACTTTCGGACACAAACGGAAAAGCGCTAATAATTGGCACACCAAAAGGTCGCAACTGGTTTTATGAATTGTTTGCGCGCGGTAACGATCCAGAGCAAACGGATTACAAATCATATTCATTCCCGACTTGGATGAATCCGCTTATTCCTGAAAGTGAGATTGAAGAAGTAAGGCGTTCACTTCCGGCTGATGTATTCCGGCAGGAGTACGAAGCGCAGTTTTTGGAAGATAGCGCCGGAGTATTTAGAAATATTCGCGAATGTGTATCCGGTCAATTTCAGGATTACGTTGCAGGTAAGCAGTATTATATTGGATGGGATATTGCGAAGCACCAAGACTTTTCTGTATTGGTCTGCATGGATTCAAATAGGCACGTTGTCGCATTTGATCGGTTTAATCAAATTGACTATAGTTTGCAACTTTCAAGAGTTCAAGCGATGGCAGAGAAATATAGAGCCACTGTCTTGATGGATTCGACTGGTGCAGGTGATCCGGTACTAGAGCAATTACGGATTCGTGGCGTATCGTGCGAGGGATATAATTTAAGCAGTCAAAGCAAACAACAACTCATAGAACATTTGGCGGTTGGAATCGAGCAACGCTTACTAACGTTTCCGCAGATTGACGTATTGATAAACGAGCTGCAAATTTATGAATATGAAATCACGAGAGCAGGAAACGTTCGTTACAATGCGCCTAGCGGCTTTCATGATGATACAGTTATTGCGCTGGCATTGGCTTATTGGAAATCAAAGCAAACAGATGCAATCATTTTCTGATAAAATAAAAGGCATGAGAAGGAGGTGAGCGCGTGGGGTTTTTGGATTTTTTGAAGAAAGACAAATGGCGTTATGTTATGCAAGGAAATCTTAATAAACCAGTGTGGACAACTCAAAAGGACAAGGCTTTTATCACAGAAGGTTATAACCGAATTGTGTGGGTGTATTCTTGTGTCGGCGCGATATCTAGCGCAGTGTCAAGTGTACCATGGCTATTGTACCGGAAAGGGCGCGGCGGTCGATTGATCGAGGTTGAAGATCATCCGATTTTAACCATGCTGAACAATCGAGCGAATCCATACATGAGTAGCAAGGACTTCATCGACTATTGGTGTACCTATTTGGCACTAGAGGGTAAATTCTATGCCGAATATAGCAATCCAAATGCACCTATTTCAATGTATCCACTCTATCCACATTATATGTATCCGATACCGCACAAAACGGAATTTATCGGCGGCTATGAATACCGACTTGATACACCGATTATGTACGAAGCGCGTGAAATTCTTTGGTCGAAATTCAATGATCCATTGGACGTTTATCAAGGTATGAGTCCGATTCGAGCGTTAAGCCGGACAATCGACACCGAAAACGAAACCGTTGATTGGAATAAGGCAACGCTACAAAATAGCGGAATCCCTGCCGGATTAATTAGCGTTCAAAACCCTTCACCGGAATTGTCTGCACGACTCGAAGAAGAATGGACGAAGCGTTATAGCGGAGGAAAAAATGCACGCAAGCCAATTATATTGAACGCTGACAAAGCGCAGTACATGTCCGTTGGTCTTTCTCCGGTTGATATGGATTTTCTTAATCAACGAAAGTTGAACCGTATCGAGATTTGCGCGGCGCTTGGTGTACCGTCTCAAATCGTAGGCGATCCAGAAGGGCAGACGTATTCCAATTATGGCGAAGCGCAAAAAGCATTTTGGGAAAATACTGTTATCAGTAAATATCTAGACCATATTCTAGATAAGTTGCAATCTGACTTGTTACCACGTTACGCGGATAATTTAGTATTGAAGTATGATTTGTCTGGAGTTGGCGCGTTAAAAGAAAACGAAGATAAAAAAGCAGAGCGCGTTCGAAAGTTGTGGATTGACGGACTTGTTACACGCAACGAAGGACGACTAGCATTAGACTATGAAGATGTGAAGAATGGCGACTTATTTTATGAGCAAGTCCAAGCCGCTATGATGGGGTTGCCGGTAGCAACAGAGCAAGCGACGCTTCCAGTTGTGGAAGTGGAAGAACCGGAACAAGAAGAACCGGAAGATATGGAAGATGGTGACGAAGAAGAAATGTCACCAGATGAACTTCTAAAAAAAAAAGAACCTACAAACTTTCCGGCAATCGGCGATGATGAAACGATATCATTGAGTAATTCACAATTCGAATTGTTTCCACTTGATTATGCCGAATCACTTCGAGAAAACTATCCAGAGATTTGGGCGCGTGGCGGTAACATTCAAGGTAACGACACCTACCGCGTAATTACTCGAATTCGCGAAGAAGGTAAAAGTGCTGACGAATTAACGGATAATGATATTCGAATTGTTAAAATGCGTGAGGCATGGTCGGCGCGTCACTTTCGCGACTTTCGATTAGCTGGCGTTATTGCCCAAGTAAAATGGCACATGGTCGGCTCTCGCGGATTAGATCACATGAAAAAAGTGATCGAAGAAGCAAAAGCGAAAGCGGATGAGAAAGCGCTGGATATGCAACCGGACGAGGAAAAAGCATATTGGAAGCGTATAGACAAAGAGCGCGAGCGAATCATCTTGAAAACGCGCAGAGAGTTAACCGCTTTTTTCCGTAGGCAATCAGCAGATATGCAAAAGGCAATCGAAGGAAAGACACCAGTAGAAGTCCAGCGTTCAGCCGATGCCTTGATTCGTGAGCAATCGAAGCGAATGAGTGCAATTTTAACCGCTATGAACGTAGCAACGATTCGCCAATTTGGACAACAGACGTACAATGATTTGCAAACGGAAAAAATGATGCAAAAATCATTCGATCCATACACACCAGCAATTAAAGCGTGGATCGCGGCGAATATCGCAAACGCAGTTGTGATGATTGACGACACCACAAAGCGCGAGATTCAGAAGATTATTGACGAAGGAATCCAACAGGGTTATCCGGTGGGGGATGAAGATACGCCGGACACAATCGCGTTTTTGATTGGCAAGTTATATCTGGAGCAAATCATACCAAATCGTTCGGAAGTAATTGCACGAACCGAAGTCATGACAGCTGCCAATCGTGGATCACTGGACGGAGCAGAGCAGGCACAGCGTGAAGGTGCGAAGGTATTAAAGTATTGGATTCCAACAGCAGACGGTGACACACGCGACACACACCGCGAAATGCGAAATCATCCTGCAATTCGTCTGGAATCACTCTTTCAGGTTGGACAATCTAGGGGAGAGTTTCCGGCAGATGCACAATTAAGCGCACGCGAACGGATTAATTGCAGATGTGCTATCGGATACAAAAGACAACGAGATGCGGAAGGGGGAGAGGGCTAATGTTATATAAAGCGAGTAAGTTTGAAATCAAAGCGAGCGCAGAAAATACAATTGAAGGTTATGCGGCTTACTTTGGGAATGTCGATAGTTACGGAGATATTATCGAACAAGGCGCTTTTTCGAAAACGTTAAAAGAAAACAACAACCGCGTGAAAGTGTTATGGCAGCACAACACAAACGAGCCAATCGGAAAGCCAATCCAGATGGAACAAGACAGCAAAGGGTTATACATTAAAGCTAAAATCAGTATGACTGACGTTGGACGTAAGGCGATGGAACTCATGCGCGATGGCGTGATAGACGAGATGTCAATCGGTTATGATATAATCAAAGATGAATTCAAAGGCAAAAATCGTATGCTTAAAGAATTGCGACTGTGGGAATTTTCTCCGGTCACATTTGCGGCAAACGAGAAAGCGCGGATCACAAGCGCAAAGAATTTTAATGATTTGCTGTATGATATCAAGCACGCAGACAAGAACGAAATTATTAATGCCATTACAAAATTAAACGAACTTCTGGCAAGTCTTGAGCCGGACGAAAAGTCCACTCACGAACAAAAGGAAGCCGATGAAGTGCAACAAATTTTGCAGATGATTCGAGGGTTCGAAAATGCCTAGTCCACGAAGCGGCGAAAGCAGAGATGAATTCTTAGATCGTTGTATGGGCGATGTTGAAGCAATCGCAGACTTTCCAGAAGAAGGTCAACGATTCGCAGTCTGTAGTGTTTTTTGGAGTGAAAAACAAAAACCTAAAATTGAAGGAGTGGAAACAATGAGCGATGCAGTGA